AGGTGTGACTGACGACATAAATTGGGCGTATGACCTCATGCTTAAAAAGAAGGTTCTAGGAAGTCAAAGAGCATTACAATTCGGTGGAGAACCGATCCTGAAGCGTCACGCAAAGATATATAACTGCACCAGTGCTTATTGTGATCGTCTAAGATTTTTCCAAGAATGTTTCTGGTTGCTATTGTGTGGTAGTGGAACAGGATTTAGTGTTCAAAAACATCATGTTGCCAAGCTGCCAAATTTAAGTCAAAATAAAAAAGACAAACGTAAAGGTGTAAAACATAAGATAGAGGATAGTATCGAGGGCTGGGCGGATGCCCTCGGTATTCTTCTTAGCTCCTATTTTAATAAACCTGCCGAATCTAGGTGGGCAGATTTTAAAGATCAGTATATTGTATTTGACTATAGCGATATCAGAGAAAAAGGTGCTCAGTTATCCTCTGGCGTTGGAAAGGCTCCCGGCCCAGAACCACTGCAAAATGGGCTAGAGAAAATTAGAGAACTATTAGATAGGTGTGTTGGAAATGAGCAGAAGAAACTCAGACCGATTGATGCTTATGATATTATTATGCACTCAAGCGATGCTGTATTATCTGGTGGTGTTCGCAGAAGTGCGTCGTTAGCACTATTTAGTCCTGACGATGAAGAAATGGCAAAAGCTAAAACAGGGAACTGGTATGTAGATAACCCTCAACGTGCCAGAAGTAACAACTCTGCTTTGCTGCTAAAAGACGAAACAACATACGAACAATTTGCAGAACTGATGGAGTCTGTAAAAGAGTTCGGAGAACCGGGTTTTATCTGGAGTGATTCTACAGAAATGACTTTTAACCCTTGTGTAGAAGTCGGTATGTGGCCTGTAGACGAAAATACAGGCAAGTCTGGTTGGCAAGGCTGTAATCTTTCTACTATTAATTGTTCTTCTATTGCTGATGAAGAAGATTTTTATGAAAGATGTCGTGCTGCTGCTATCATCGGAACACTACAAGCAGGCTTTACAAATTTAGAATATTTAGGCAAAACAACCAATGCTATCTTTGAAAGAGAAGCACTTCTAGGTGTGTCACTTACAGGGATTATGGAAAAGCACGATCTAGTGCTAACAGAGAAAGTATTGAAGAAAGGTGCAAAGATTGCGGTAGATACCAATAAAGAACTAGCTAAGAAGATTAACATTAATCAAGCAGCTAGAGTTACCTGTCTCAAACCAGAAGGAACATCTAGTTCTATGCTAGGGACAAGTTCAGGTATCCATCCTCATCATGCTAAGAGATATATCAGGCACGTTCAGGCCAATACTCTAGAAGCACCATTCCAACACTTCAAGAGTTATAATCCACAAGCATGTGAGAAATCATCATGGTCTGCTAATGATACTGATGAAGTAATCAAGTTTCCTGTAGAAGTACCAGATGGTTCTAAACTAAAAAATCAATTACCAGCAGTAGAGATGCTATCTGTCGTCAAAGATGCACAAAAGAACTGGGTACACTCTGGGAAAAACAGATCGCTATGTACACAGGAGTTCCTAAGTCACAATGTCAGCAACACCGTTACTGTACAGCCTGACGAATGGGAAGCCGTTACAAAGTTCATTTACAATAATCGTAAATATTTTGCAGGCATTAGCTTGATACCTCAAAGTGGAGATAAGGATTATCCACAGGCTCCATTTACTGCTGTGCTTACTAGTCGTGAAATTGTCAAAGAGTATGGAGATGCTGGGCTATGGTGTTCAGGTTTAATTGAACTAGGCTTGAATGCTTTTAACAATAATCTCTGGGCTGCTTGTGACTATATCACATTAAATCAAGAAACAGATAAAGATAGTGAAGATAAAAAATTATTCGGCCTAAAGATGAGGAGGTTTGCTAAAAAGTATTTTGATGAAGATATGAAAAGGTTAACCTATTGTATGAAAGACGTATATAATTGGAAGATTTATACAGACTTATACGATAGCTTTACCAAAGTAGATTATACACAACTATTAGAGACAGAGGACAATACCGTAGGGATAGAAGAAATTAGTTGTGCAGGTGGTGCATGTCTAATATAAACCCCTTGAAAGGTAGAAGTTTTGAAAAAGAAAAGAAATCGCAAGGGCCAAATCCATGTGGGTTCCCCACAGATTGCTAAACCCGAAGAGATCGTAGTTGGTTTTAAAAACAGATTAAAACCTCGTACTATTAACCAAAAAGATTATATTCGTACCGTAGCTGAGAACACCATTACATTTTGTCAAGGTGTGGCAGGAAGCGGTAAAACACATATTGCCGTTGGCATGGCTTTAGAATATCTTCTTGATTTTAAAGTAGAAAAAGTTGTCATTACTAGACCAGTAGTGGAAGCTGGAGAAAAACTGGGTTTCCTACCGGGAACAGCAGAAGAAAAACTCCATCCATATTTACTGCCTCTATTTGATGAGATTAATTATTTTCTTTCACAACAACATCGTTCTAGTCTACAGAGTAAACATCAGATAGAAATAGTCCCTTTGGGATTGATGAGAGGTCGTAGTTTCCATGATGCTTTTATTGTGGCTGATGAATGTCAGAATGCTTCATACGACCAGCTTAAAATGCTACTGACTAGAATAGGTATGAGAAGTAAGATGATTCTTACTGGTGACACAGAGCAGTCAGACTTAGAACATAGACGACAAGGTGGATTCGCTACTATAATTGATCGTCTGCAAGATACTAATAATATTGGCTTTTCTACGTTGCAGAATGTTGATATTCTTAGGAATCCAATTATTGCAGATATTGTGGATAAACTACAATGAATCATAAAAACTGTTTAGTATTAAATGCAGACTATACTCCTATGGGGATTATAGATTGGAGAAAGGCTATGGTATGGTCTTTTAGATATACCCATGAAGATAATCCCAGTATAGAAATTATAGAGTGGCATAATCAAGATCAGGTTATTAGCTGTAATGGGCCAATGCAGATTCCGTCTGTTGTGCGGACTATAAAGTATTTTAGGATGTATAATAAGGCAGTTAATTTTTGCAGAAAGAACGTGTTTATTAGAGATGATTTCACATGCCAATATTGCCATAATCAATTCCCTGTGAGCAAATTGACATACGACCATGTGATACCGAAATCTAAATGGAGAGAACACAGTAGCCCCACATCTTGGACAAATATCGTCACATGCTGCATAAAATGCAATTTAAGAAAGTCTGATAAAACCCCTGAACAAGCTAATATGCCACTGAAAAGAAAGCCTGTTGCACCACAAAAATCATTTAAGTACTTGCCACTTGCCTATCAGCTGCATACTATACTAAAAGAATTACCAGAACAGTGGGTCACATACATAGGAGATGTCAGGAAATAATGCCGACTTATAGTTATTACTGTGAAAAGTGTGAAGAAAGTTTTGAGAAGTTTTTCTATATTAGCAATTATAAAGAACGAGTCAGATGTCCAGAGTGCCAAAAGACCTGTAAACGAGATTATGAGGATATTCTTACTCAAGGAACGTCTGTAAAGAAAGCAGACAGCGAACTCAAGACTATTGGAGACTTAGCAAACAGAAACCGAGACAGACTATCAGAAGATCAAAGGATAGCCCTAGATAAGAAACATAACGAATACAAGGATACGGAATTGGAAAAAGAGTTGCCTAAAGGCATGTCTAAGATGAAGAAACCTAAGAAGAAAATAAAGTGGAGATAATTATGTCAGATGATTTAGATTTTACATTGGATCAATCCAAGAATGAAACTGTGTCACATGAAGATGAATTTTATACCCTATTTGGTATGGAAGATTATGTAGACGACAATGGAAATACTAGACAAACTCAGCAGGGCAAAAAAACGTATGCTAAACGTGTAGACGGTAAATGTCTTGTCAAGATAGGTATAGACGGAAGGGCATATAATCCTCTTGGTCTATTCTCTGAGGGTCAAGCAAATAAGACACTAGCTAAAGTGGGCAAAGATCAATATAACTTTAAAAGAGTTAATGCAAAAGTCTTTGATCTATATGTGTCTTTTCTTAGAACTAAAAATATCGCGTGGTTAAACAATGCAAATAGGGAGTTGTTATGAGATTAAATAAATCACAAAAGTATGCTATTCAATGGATGGTTTCTCAAGGACAGGATGTTACACAGATTGTAAAGGAACTGAAGATTCCTGCGGATGCTGTAAATAAATTTATTGAAAAGAACTGTAAGCCTAATGATGATAATGCAGTTAAAACAACAACATCAAGAGCCACAGTATCAGACCTGATGGTACATAAGACAGCAGAAAAAGGAACTAAGAATGTAGCGGTTATGACTAAAGAAGCATCTCAAGTAGCGGACGAATCCAAGAAGAATCTCCCTACTCAACCTCATCGTCATACTCACGCTATCCATAGGACACACGAATA